TATGGCAGATGTTCTTACTGACACTGTTAAGCAACTTTATAATTTAATTTGGTTTTGTAAGAAGGTAAACATCCCTTTTGATGTTTATTCTTTTACTAATGATTTCCCTAAGGTTAGGGGTAATCTTGATGAGAATGGAGAACGAGTTTATAAAACTCTACCAAGTGCATATAAGAAGAGAGATGGTGTCATACATGTTCAGGAGACGTTCTCTCTCTTGAATATGTTCTCTAGTAGAACAAAGGTGAAAGAATTAGATAAACAAATGAAAACTATCTTCCGTATTGCTAACGGATTTAATCGATCTGTTTATACATATTATCCAATTCCTAGTGGACTATCTTTATCAGGAACTCCTTTGAATGATGCTCTCATCACTCTTCATGAGATTATTCCTCAATTCAAAAAGAAGAATAATATTGAGAAAGTTCAATGTGTGGTTCTTACTGATGGTGAGGCACCACCTATTAAGTATCACAAGATAGTTCAACGCCACTGGGAGATTGACCCATATCTTGGTATCCGTCAGGTATGCAATAATAATTGCATTCTTCGTGACCGTAAATTGGGAACAACTTATAACTTGGATGGTAATTGGTATGAAGTTACAGATGTTCTTTTAACTCATCTAAAAGATAGATTTAAAGATACAAACTTTATAGGTATTCGCGTTCTTGAGGGTCGTGATGCACATGCATTCATTAGTCGATATGTTGGTCGATGGAATGATGATCATGATGAACTTTATAATGATTGGAGAAAAGAGCGTACTTTTACAATCACTAACTCTGGATATCACTCTTACTTTGCTATGTCTGCTAACTCCCTTTCACAAGATAATTCATTTGATGTTAAGGAGGATGCAACTAAGGGACAAATCAAAACCGCATTTGTTAAGAGTCTTCGTACTAAGAAGATGAATAAGAGAGTTTTGAATGAGTTTATAGGACTAGTCGCATGACAATTAAATAACTGTCCAAAGGGGGATCAAAATCCCCCACATATCATCTATACTAACTTCAGTTCAAACAAACTAATGGGTCTCTCCAAAGAAGGTATCATGAACTCTCTCCAAGATCTTTATGGAGATTCGGTAACAGCAGCAGACATTCGTGCCTGGTGTGCGATGAATGATGTCAATTATCAGACGGTTACTAATAAAATTGATGAATTCAAAGTGGGTCGTGGTAAGTGGAATCTCACTATCCCTGAACAACTAGAGCACACCTATCAGGCACCTGCTGCTATGCCTGCAGTTCAGCAGAATCTTATTCCTGATAAAGATGATACTTTCGTCAAGTTTGGTAACTTCGGTGATCTTAAAAAAATTATTCAGTCCAATCTTTTCTATCCAACGTTCATTACGGGTCTTTCGGGTAATGGTAAAACGTTATCTGTAGAGCAATCTTGTGCTCAACTTGGACGTGAACTCATTCGGGAAAACATTACTATTGAGACTGATGAAGACGATCTTATTGGTGGTTTTCGCCTTGTCGATGGGGCAACTGTTTGGCATAACGGACCTGTCGTGGAAGCACTCGAACGCGGAGCAATCCTGTTACTCGACGAAGTTGATCTTGCTTCTAACAAAATCCTCTGCCTCCAATCCATCCTTGAAGGCAAGGGTGTGTTCTTGAAGAAGATTGGTAAGTATGTAAAACCAACAAAAGGTTTCAATGTATTTGCCACTGCCAATACTAAAGGTAAAGGTTCTGATGATGGTCGCTTCATTGGTACCAATGTTCTCAACGAAGCATTCTTGGAACGCTTCCCTGTGACCTTTGAACAATCTTATCCTACAATCTCAGTTGAGAAAAGTATTCTCTCTAAGATTTGTAGTGATGAAGATTTTTGTCAGCGTCTGGTAGACTGGGCGGATATTATTCGCAAAACATTCTATGATGGTGGTATCGAAGATGTCATCAGTACTCGTCGCCTAGTTCATATTGTCAAGGCGTATGGGATATTTGGCAATAAGGAGAAGGCAATGCAAGTCTGTATCAATCGATTTGATGATGATACTAAGCAAGCATTCTTAGAACTATATGATAAAGTTGATGCAGACTTCGATTTGACTGCTGTTGAAGGTGATGATTCAATTGACTCTGACGGAGAATCTTGATATAATAGAAACGTATGATTATGCCATGACCCTCTCTATTTTGTAATGGATAAAGTAAAGCATTCCAAATACTATTACGATTATGATCGTAATGACCTTGATCGCCAAAATCCTTTCCAACCACCTAACCAAGAATTTTGGGAAGATGATGGGTTTAGTTTGACGGGCAATCCAACAGCGTCTCCAGACGCTCTGACATTCAATATCAACGCAGCAATGCCTATTTCATCTATGAGTGACGACACGATTTCATTTAGTTCTAATGACAATCACAATATGCCTCCTTGGGGGCACAGTGATATGGAAGCGTTAATTAACCGCGAAGATCCTCTCACAAAGAATCGATTTTGGAAGTACGAAGAAGATAAAACATTGAAGGAGGTTCGTGAGTACCTTTCTTCAACATACTCATCTCACTATACATCTCAAGATTCTAAAACTCAGACTCTTGATTTGGTTGAGGCAATTGGAGATGCAGAACCTTTCTGTCGCTCTAATGCTATCAAATACTTGTCTCGATTTGGTAAGAAGAACGGCAAGTCAAAGCAAGATATCCTAAAAGCAATTCACTATTGCGTTCTTCTTTACCACTTCTCAGGATTACATAATGAAACTAAGGGAACCTATGAAACTTTCTGATAAGACCATCAACCTTCTTAAGAACTTCTCAGACATTAATCAGTCCATTCTGTTTAAGCAGGGCAACAAACTCCGTACTATCTCTGTTATGAAAAATATCATGGCAGAAGCGGAGGTTCAGGAAGAATTCCCTAAAGACTTTGCGATTTATGATCTGACTCAGTTCCTTCGCGGAGTATTCCTCCATAATAATCCAGAACTTGATTTTGCTAATGATGGACATGTTGTCATTCGCGAAGGCAAGACTCGCTCTAAGTACTTCTTCGCTGATCCCAGCGTAATCGTAGTACCTCCTGAGAAGTCTCTAACTCTTCCTACAATGGATGTTGAGTTTGAACTTGCTGCAGAGCAACTTGAGAAGATTCGCAAGGCAGTTCTGGCATTCCAACTATCCGATCTTTCTGTTATTGGTGGTTCTGGTGTTGTAAAACTTGTTGTGCATGATAAGAAGAATGACACTTCAAATGACTTTCAAGTACTAGTTGGAGAGACTTCAGAGACCTTCTGCTACAACTTCAAGGTAGAGAATATTAAGGTTATTCCTGGCGACTACAAAGTCAGTATTTCCAGTAAACTTTTGTCAAGGTTTGTCAATACCGACTATGATCTGACTTACTTTATTGCTTTGGAACCTGACTCTAATTACTAATGCGAACATATACGATCATGAGAGTTGTTGGCAGCATCTGTGTTATCGCTGCTTACTTTATAATTCTTCATGTCAATGTTCTTACAGGAGTGATCATGAACTTTATTGCTGACATGATCTCAATCCCATACTTTATAAAAACAAAAGCATGGGATGTAGTTATTATGTTGGCATTTCTGTTGATGATTTCAACTTCAAAACTGGTACAATGAATATAACCCAAGCGATGATCCTATTACTTCTTTCTAAGTGTTTGGTTCGTCCTTCTCTTGGGTTATGCTACATTCTCTTTATTACTGATCCAAAAAACAAGGTTGGATATGACTCGTGACCAATTTCTTTGGGTTGAAAAATATCGACCCAAAACTATAGAGGATTGTATCCTCCCTAATGATATTAAGAAGACATTTGTCGAATTCTTATCAATGGGTGAGGTACCTAATCTTCTTCTTGCTGGACCCGCTGGGTGTGGTAAAACTACAATCGCTAAAGCACTGTGTAACGAACTGGGAGTAGATGTATATGTCATCAATGGATCCGATGAGGGACGATTCCTCGATACTGTCAGAAATAATGCGAAAAACTTCGCTTCGACCGTATCGCTTACGTCAACTGCTAAACACAAAGTCATCATCATTGATGAGGCAGATAACACAACCCACGATGTACAACTCCTACTACGGGCGTTTACTGAGGAGTTTAGTGGCAACTGCAGATTCATCTTCACCTGTAATTACAAAAACAAAATCATTGAACCCCTCCACTCGCGATGTGCCGTTGTTGAGTTCTCAATCCCCGCCAGTAAGCGCCCAGAGATGGCATCCAAGTTCTTCGGACGCCTCCAACAAATCTTGGATTCAGAGGGTATTGAATATGATAACAAGGTCCTGGTAGAACTCATTAATAAGCACTTCCCCGATTGGCGTCGTGTTTTGAATGAGTGTCAACGTTATTCTGCTGGAGGTAAGATTGATGCGGCGATTCTTGCATCATTTGGGGAGGTCAAGACCGATGAGTTGGTTAAAAGACTTAAGGAAAAGAACTTTCCTGAAGTACGTAAATGGGTGGTCAATAATCTGGATAATGATTCTAGTGTATTATTGCGGCGCATTTATGATGCTTGTTATGCATCCTTGGTCCCTTCTACTATTCCTGCTGCTGTCCTTATTATTGCAAAGTATCAGTATCAGATTGCTTTCGTTGCCGATCAGGAAATTAATCTTCTGGCGGCGTTGACTGAGATTATGTGTGAGTGTGAATTCAAATGAGCACAAAATCTAGACAAAAAAAATCCAGATTCTACTACTATTTTTGGGGTACAATGACTGCTATTGTCCTTTTAGGACAGTTGTATGTTGGAACTGGATATCGTATAATGGCAAGGGAAACCTTGCGCCTAACATCTTATCTTATGGAGATTACTGAATAATGAATGTAAAACTTATCCGCATTACCTCTGGTGAAGATCTTATTTGTGATCTTCTCAATGAAACTGATGATTCTATCACTTTTAATGATGCGATCGTCGCGGTTCCTGCAGGCAATGGGCAAATTGGATTTGCTCCTTGGTCACCTCTTCTTAGTAAAGATGTGAAGGAACTTACTATTGATAAAAAATTCGTCATGTATGTTTCAGAACCACAAGATCAGATCTTGACTGAATATAAATCTATGTTCAGTAAGATCATTGCTCCTTCTACAAAACTTGCTCTCTGAGTCTTTTATTTTATTATGATTAACATTGATCGCATCAATCTTGAAGAGTTCTTTGGTTGTGTTGCAGCAACCAATACGACTCAAATGAAGTCAAATGCATTTAAGACTATTCGCACTTGGTTGCAGGAAAAGTCTTTTGCTAAGTGGAGTGATGGTCAAGTTCAATATGTTGGTGACTATAAGGATGGAGTTGACTTTACCTCTGAAGATAACGTCAACTATGAGATGAAAGGTTCTCTTCGTTTGTTTAATAAAAACGGATCAACCAAAAGCATTATCTTGAAAAACTTCCATAGTGAAAATAAAGTAGTAGAAAAAACCTTCGATTATATGCTCTTGGTAGATACTGAGCGTATGTCTATTGCCTATGTTGATTGGGATACTGTAAGCAAGAGAACATACTTTACTCCCAAATCTCCTTGTGCAAAAGTTAAGTTTCTTCCTGGTGACTTTACTATGCTTGCTAAAGATATTAAACCTTCAGAGAAGAAGATTACCTCTGCACAAATTCTCGACAATCTGCAGGAGATTCTTTGATGAAGAGTTACAAGACTCCTCTACGCTATCCTGGAGGCAAGTCTAGGGCATGTAAGAAGATGGATCCTTACTTCCCTGATCTTAGAGATTATAAGGAGTATCATGAACCTTTTATTGGTGGTGGAAGTGTTGCTATTCATGTAACTAAAAAATATCCACACCTGAAAGTTTGGGTGAATGATTTGCATCCCCCTCTGGCAACATTCTGGCAGCAGGTACAATCAAATGGATATCAGATGGAAAAAAAACTTCAGGAACTGAAGTCTAGATATCCCGACCAATCTTCTGCAAAAGGATTGTTTTTGTCCTCTAAAGATTATCTTGATAATACTTGTATCTCAGATGATCCTATCTGGACTGCTATTAGTTTTTATATAGTCAATAAATGCTCATTCTCGGGACTTACTCAATCATCCTCGTTTTCTAAACAGGCGTCGGATAGTAACTTCTCTATGAAGGGTATTCTTAAATTGAGTGGTTATCAACAACTTATACATAATTGGACGTTCACTAATTATTCTTATGATAAGATTTTAGATGAATCTTCTGATAGATCTGATGTATTTGTTTATCTAGATCCTCCATATGATATTAAAGATAATTTATATGGAAAGAGTGGATCAATGCATAAAGGATTTGATCATGACAAATTTGCAGAAGATTGCAACTGTTCATCTACAGACATGATGATTAGTTATAATTCTGATCAACTTGTGACCAATCGTTTTGTTGATTCTAAGTGGAGAGCAGCAGAGTTTGATCTTACATATACTATGAGATCTGTTGGTGATTATATGTCGGATCAAAAAACACGTAAAGAATTGCTATTAATGAATTATGGAAGTAGAAGTATCACTGTACAAAACTGGGAAACTCTGGAAGGAGACCTATCAAGCGCAAGACTTCCAGGATGCTAGGGAAATTGCAAAGGCAAAGAATCCTGGTGTGACCATTGTTGGAGTCTCTGCAAGTATATCTAAAGATCTATTACCCGATTACTACCAAGAATAATGGAACTAAAAGATTGGTTGAATTCTATCAACCAAACAAAGGAGGATCTATCTGAGGATATTAAATCATATCCTCCGTTTATTGTGAATCGATGTCTATCTGGTCATCTGGACTGCATTCTTTTTACTAATGAGATGAACAAAAATGCTCATTTAAGTAAAGACATGCAATATGCTTTTTATATAAATACACTGAGAAAGCGTAAAAGGTTTTCTCCTTGGCTCCGAAAGGATAAGATTAATGATCTTGATATTGTTAAGCAATACTATGGATATAGTAATGAGAAAGCAATGCAGGCACTGAAGATCTTGTCAAAGGATCAAATCGATTTTATTAAGCAAAGACTTGACGTTGGTGGAACATGACACACAGTATTGAACCCCAGGTAAACTGGACACCTGAGATGATGGTTGAAGTTATGTTGAATGAACCTGATGATTTTTTAAAGGTTCGTGAGACTTTGACCCGTATTGGAGTTGCATCTCGTAAAGAGAAAAAACTTTATCAATCCTGCCATATTTTACATAAGCAAGGTAGGTATTACATCACGCATTTTAAGGAGTTGTTTGCTCTAGATGGCAAACATGCAAACCTTACCGTAAACGATGTTCAGAGAAGAAATAGGATTGCGAGACTCCTCTGTGATTGGGGTTTAATAAGCATGGTAGACGCTGATAGTATTGTTGATATTGCTCCTTTAAATCAGATTAAAGTTCTATCTTACAAAGATAAGGGTGATTGGATTCTAGAGCAAAAGTATAATATTGGATCTAAGAAAAAACCCGAAACACCAGAATAACGTGGAAGAAATAGGTTGGGAATCAGAGTATGATTATAATCTATTTCTAAAAATAGAAGATGTTCGTATGATGTATGATCATATCTGTTATTCAATAAAAATGTGGCCAGGTTCTCCAGCAAGACCTGCCGAAGAACAAGAATATTTACTAAAACTTAAAATGCAATTGTTTGCTATGCTAGCAGACTATACCCTTGAGAACGGTTAATACTACAAAAGTATTCGGTAACCCCGATTGTCTTTTGTGTAAGTTTATTGTTAAATAGTATTGGATGCCTTCGGGGTCCACACAACATAAACTCGCTTTAAAGGAGCTAAAAATGACTGACCTTACTAGGTATGGTGCGTCTAACATCGACCAATTTTTGGATCGTGTTCATCGCAATAGCATTGGTATGAACGAATACTTTGATCGTTTATATGCACTACATGAGACTAATACTAATTATCCCCCATATAATTTGATTCAAGTTAGTAATGTAGAATCTCGTTTAGAGATTGCACTTGCAGGATTTAAAACAGAAGATGTAAATGTCTACACAGAATACGGAAAACTTTTTGTCGAAGGACAAAAGGAATCAAAAGATGAGATCGAATATGCTCATAGAGGACTGGCTCAACGATCTTTCACCCGAGCATGGACGCTCAGTGATGATACGGAAGTTAGATCAGTTACTTTTGAGGATGGGTTACTAAGTATTG